TTTATGTTTTTTTTATAATTAAAATCCCAATGATATCTAAGTGAAATTGCCGCCCCCAATCCTATGTTTGAAAATTTTGTTTGTGGAAGCGTAGGGGCTTGTAAGATATCAACATGAAAACCGTTGAAATCGTTAACATTCATCTTGACATTTAAAGTGTCTATCACTAAATTGGGTTTATAAGAGAGCCTTCTTTGAAATATCGTTAACCATATTGCATATAATGCAGCAATTGCTGAAATGAAAGTACCAACTGAAGATATGTAGGTGATTAGTTTGTCGAATGTAATTGTAATCAACTTTAAATCCCCGATTTTAAAAATGCGGGGATTATTAAATATTAATTATGATTATGCAAATGATTTATCGATGTAAAGTTATCATACTCTTTAAGATACGAACCATAGTGCCTGAAAAGCATCTCCGGCCCTTTATGCCCCATTTGAGCTGCAAGCCAAAACAGGTTTGCTCCTCGGCTGATATGGCTGGTGGCGAATGTATGCCTGGTTTGATATGGGTTTCTGTAACGAATACCTGCTTTTCGCAATGTTGGCACCCATGCTTTTTTCCTAATTGCATCAGCACTTGCCCAAGGCTTATTGGTCTTTGGATCTTCAAAGACAGTAGCATCCTTCATGAATGTAAATGGCTTCTGATTTATCAGCGCCAACATTGCCTCTTCTGTCAGTTCAACTTTCCGAGTACCTGCTTTTGTCTTTGTCCCTTTGATAACACCGACAACACTTGCGCTCTGGACATGGGCAGTTTTTCCAACAAAGTCGATATCACGCCATCGAAGGGCACATAATTCAGAACTACGCAGGCCTGTATGTATAGCGAACCGGAACAGATTTTCCCATTGTTTGTTTCCGGCTGCTGCTAGTAATGCATCAACTTCTGCTGGTGATAGCGGATCAACCACGTAGCTGCTTTCTGCTTCTGACTTATCACTTTGGTAGCGCGAAGCAGTTACCAACGATACGGGGTTAATTTGAAGTACCCCATCGGTTACGGCTTCATCAAGTGCTGACCGCAGGAAAGATAACTGGTTGCGAATTGTTTTTAAGGTCGTTTTCTGGCTTTGAATCCACGCTTTCAGGATTGCTGGTGTTAATTCACTTGCAGGGCAAATGTGGAGTGAGGCTAACGCACTACGGCATTTTTTATAACCACCAATCGTAGAGGGTGAAAGTTTTCTCGTTTCGCAGATTTCAAGGTATTCGTCCAGGTACATTTTTACCGTTTTGCCTGCAGCAGCATTACCAAAAATTTTCAAACGAGCAGAACGGGGAAAATATTCCGCATAAATGAATGTTCCCCTTTCGATCTTATTATGAATTTCGCCGAGTGTGCGCTCGGCGTATTTTATGTTCTTTGGTATTACTTCCAGATTGGAAAGAGGCTCACGACATTTAACTCCTTTATAGGTGAAAGTTATATTGATCGTTTCGCCCAGGCGGTGTTTCCTGATTGTTACGCCGCGCGGTAGTTTGAGCAGTTTTGTCTGGCCCATTTTGCAACCTCACTAAGATCAATCCACCTCTCCTTAACGCCTTCAACCTTTAAAACCTGAACACCTTCACGCCAAACACCGCGCTGTACACGTTTGTTTATTGCTTCAGGAGTTTCGCCAGTTTCTTTGCAATAAGTTGAGATTGGAACACAATCGAGGTTCAGCATATGTTTCTCCACTTAGCCCGCTGCACACGGGCAGTAATATCAAATTCCAGTCCTGATAATTAATTTTGTTCCCTGGTTGCTACCTGTTTTATTGGCCTGATGCTGTCCAGTAGCAGACGGCGACGCATGTTAGGTGCCCCCCAACGGTAACCAGTCTTTTTGTCGTAGGATTCACAACGTCCGGCAACCCAGGACGTTTCAGTGGAATGTAATTTCATCCGCTTTTCACCGTCTCGGGTGATAACAATTCCTGTATGAGTTTTTATCACGCTCATTTCTTAGTCTCTGGTGCTTTCGGCATTACTGCCCAGTGAGTGATATTGACGTTTTCAAGGTCCCCGACCTGAAATGTCCACTGCCATTCTCCGGTTTCTTTTTGTCCCCAGGTGTACCAGAGAGAACGCCAGCCAATCAGCCAGCCTTCTCCGTTAGCATCAAATAACAGAACACTTTCATTTGCTGGTGGCAGTTCAGCTGACACTGGTATTATTTTGCTTTCCAGTGCCGCACATTTAGCTTCAAGCGCGTCGAATTTACGTACCAGGTACTCAGCATTTGTTTCGTTCACTTTCAGATCTTGCGGTACACATTTCCCGCGAAGAAACCCTTCCATTTCGAAAACATTTATGCGCATTTGCGTAACTCCGATAATTCGTTAAAGCGTTCCATAAACATCCCGTAGGCATGGCCTGGAGCCAGTGGAATCACGTTGAACATCTCTGTTGCCGGGATACCTTCCAGCACAGGCCAGAAAGAGCCATCATCAAGCCCGAGATCGCGGCGTTCGGTTGCCAGCATGATGAGATCGGCATATTTCACAGGCGTACTCATAACCGGGGGTAACCCGTATTTCTCACGGATTACGGCGTCTATTTTTTCTTCCATCCGTTTATAGTCAGGAAGAAGGCGTTTCAGTGGAGCCGGGATGTCCTGGCAATACGCTTCTGTTGCATCATGCATTAACGCTTCAAAAGCAAATTCCTGCGGTACCAGCTGGCTGCAAAGCACCGCATGTTGGGCGACGCTGTAGAAGTGTGAAAGATGGCCGGCAAAGCGACAGATATTTGAAAGGGAAACCGCGATATCGTTAATATCGATGTTGTCTTTATTTATCCTGTCATAATAAAAATGCTTCCCGGAAAAAGTTTTAATAAATGACATTTTGTTCTCCACGTTATATGCGCTGCACCGCGCTGAATTTTGGTTAAAGAAAACCCTCGCCTTCAGGCGATTATTGAGTCAATTACGTTTCCATAAATGCCCCCGCAGGGGCATTTGCAGTAATGAAATCAGGCGGTGAAAGTCCCAATAAAGGTTTCTACTTTGCTGTCCTTGAATTTCTCAACAAGCAGATCACGAAATTCGTTAGCCATATCTTCCTGCACCGCTTCCAGCTGAATAATGCGCAGAACCAGTACCGGACGATCGCCAGTGATAATGCTGAGGCGTAATTTAAACGGACGTTCTTTCAGACCTTCAAACGGAACGCATTTAAACTCAAATGCCACTGGCATAATGTCTTTGGTCTTCGCTTCGACAGACTCCATCAGGGAGCGTTTGCCGCTGAAGTCATTATCTTCAAAATCAGCAGTCTGGTTTGCTTCAATCGTGATTTTACGGACCGCCGCAGCCGCTTTTGTTGCCTGAATGGTGTCACCATTAGCATCAAAGCCCACAAGGTAGTCGGCCCAGTCTTCAATCCATTCTGCCAGTGATTTCTGGGAGTTACGCTCGCCATTAACAGACAACAGAGCAGAGAACGGTGCTGTCTTTTTCAGTTTGAGAGTGGCGGTGTTATCTGCGTGACCTGGTTCATCAATAGTACCCAGGTTAAGCACACTGACGGCACGCATATTATCGGCATCGATAAAGCAGCGGGTGCCTTCATCTGCAAGATCTTTAGAATAACGGGTAAAGTCATCGATGCTGGCAGTGGAAAGCGCACCACGGAAACGGAAACGATTTAAATTAAATTTTTCCAGATCATGAATGCGGAAATTCTCAGGCAATGCCACAGCATCGGCACCAATCTTACTGATAATTTCATTAACACCCTGAGCAGAAATAAGGGCATGGATTTGATTAATTGCGGTTGCGTCTAAGTTCTGAGACATAATAAGTCCTCACTATATAAAGATATTCAGTGATGAGATAAATAATCAGTTAATTAATAACGATATTAATGACCTGCTGCGCGGAGTTTTCCGTCAGGTTCACCGGCAAGAGTCAGTAATTGTCCCTGGTCTTCCTGCAGAATAGTCAGGCGACCACCGCGATTGACATACATCGGCGTTTCGGTGGTGTCTTCTTCGGAAATTTTCCCGCGGTTAGTCGGGCGAACATATGAGAGTTTGTGTTTGATTTTCACACGGTTCTCATCAAATGGTTCGATTTCTAGGTTGAGTGAGACCTTACCTTTGGTTTTCGTGTTCATCACACCGGAAGCGACTTCACTGAGAACTGCGCCGATTTTGGTTTCAAATACGCCGCCGTCCAGCTCCCCGATAAATGCCTGCACATCAGTACTGCGTTCGCTAGCCATTTTGCTGCTCCTCATCATATCGACCCTGCAAGGCCGATTAGTTTCTCCACAAAACAGAGAAGAACACCTGCGGTGGCAGCCGCCCGGATGGATTGGGTTATGAGCCCGTCGTCCGGTGATGCTCTTCTCTGTTTTGTAAAAAGGACGGTACCAGCCGGAAGCAAGGGTACAAACTGGTACCGCCAGGACTACACACAGCATAAAGTTGTGGTGCCGGGTGCCTCCCGGTGCCTGGCGAAGGTTGCACACCAGACGGGTGGGTATCCACAGAAGGTCGACTGTCAGCCTCAACCTTAACCCGCGTGCGCTGAGCCGCATTCACCACAACGCTAAGGATTCTCTCTGGTTGAAAATACTTAGCTGTTATGTGCCTGTCTTTTCACCACTTCAGGCTCGGTGGTATCCTTTTAAGCCCGTATACATAAAAGGAAAATCAAATGACTTTTGATGAAAAAGAACTTGATAATGCAATTAATAAAATCATCGTAACGTCGCTCTTTTCCTGTCTCAGCGACACTCAGCAGAAACAGTTCTACGAATCGGCTTTCAACATGATCGAGCGTTGTTGTTTCTGCGATGCCGACGAGTTACCTGAAAAAATCAGGAAACAGTTGGCTGATGCTCTTCGAGTGCGACTTTCTGACCAATTTTCTGAAATGTGCTCTCCGAATTTGGACAAATAGAAAAAGGCCATTTCCATTCAGGGTCTGATGGAAATACTTCAGCCTGTTCCAAAGCACGGCGTAAAGAGAACACAACTCCAGCCATAATCTGATGTTTCCCATTGGTCCAGCTATCGCCGCTCTGATCTACAGGGGCGGCTATGTCGTATGACCAAACGACTTCACAGTTATTGTTTAAAATCTGGACTTTCATTTCATACACCTGCTTTAACATGAGTGCCTAGTGGCACAACATGACTCAACGAATCATCCTGGACTTCATATGCCCCAGGCGGCTACTTCGTGGGCGTCCTGCCTGTTCGTTTTTGACATTTACTGACTGCTTACGACACATGCACCGTGTTGCAACCAGATTTTGTTGTAATCCTGTAGTTGGTCTGGAACAAAAGATAAAATTAAATTGCGAGATATGCAAGTGATATTTGCGAGATATGCAAATTTATAGGTAATAAAAAGCCACCTTTCGGTGGCCGATGGATGGGATATTGAGGTTAATTATGTCTCTTAAGGGTTTGCGACTGACTGATTAAGACCTTTCCAAAGACCATGAATCGGTGTTCGTTTTCGCTAGTAATTCCCCATTCACGGTAAATCTGGTTATCAGAAATCACCAGCAGTTTGTCAGGAATCATTTGAAGTCTTTTAACGTATATTTTATCATCAAAACCAAAGACATATATACCATCACCATCAAACTGATTGATGCTGACATCAACGAAGATGAGATCTCCTGGCTCAATGGTTGGACACATACTGTCCCCACGAACGTTGATAACTTTGATGTGATTGGCTGGTCGTCCGCCGAACATTGATACAGCATTATCAGTTCTGTATTCGATGGCATGAATCACATCAATGACATCACCGCCCTGGATAAGGCCATTTCCCGCACTGGCACTGATATCCAGCATTTCAATACGGAACACATCCTTCACCTGCGCAACATCCTCATTATTACTGTTTTTATATACAGTATTACTTTTGTGGGCAGAGGTAAAGAGATCAGCAATATCAACACCTAAGCTCTTGGCAATATTACTCAGTGTTTGTTCGGTAAATTGTTTTTGCTTACCCGTTTCTAAGCGCGAGATGTTCGCCGCATCTACTCCTATCGCTTCAGCGAGATCGGCGATTTTCATGTTCTTCGCTTGGCGAAGTTGTCTGACTCGGTTTCCTATGTTCATGCGTTTATTACATTTCTTTATTGCGTGATAAGCAAATCAACTTGCGCAAAATAATTGCGTGAAATAACATGTATAACGCGCAATATTTGGAGGGCATATGCAATCACCATTACGAAATGTGCGTAAGGCGCATGGTTTCACTTTGCAGCATGTTGCTGCGGGTGTTCAAGTCAATCCAGCGACGTTGAGTCGTATTGAGAGGCTGGAGCAGATTCCATCTATCGAGCTTGCAGAACGTTTAGCCAATTTTTTTAAGGGTGAAGTCAGCGAAATGCAGATTCTTTATCCGGCACGTTTTCAATCTAGCCAAAACCAGAATGGGTTTAAACCACAGGAACAGGAGGTGAACCGTGGGTAAGCATCACTGGAAAGTAGAAAAACAGCCTGAGTGGTACGTGAAAGCTGTCAGAAAAACTATCGCAGCGTTGCCGGGGGGGTACGCTGAAGCTGCTGACTGGCTGGATGTAACAGAGAACGCATTATTTAACCGCCTTCGTGTAGATGGCGATCAGATTTTCCCGCTGGGATGGGCAATGATTTTGCAACGTGCTGGTGGAACTCACTTCATTGCTGACGCTGTGGCGCAGTCTGCAAATGGCGTCTTTGTGTCTCTTCCTGATGTCGAGGATGTGGACAACGCCGATATCAACCAACGCCTGCTGGAGGTCATTGAACAGATCGGCAGTTATTCAAAACAGATTCGTTCAGCAATTGAAGACGGTGTAGTGGAACCGCATGAGAAGACAGCAATTAACGACGAGCTGTACCTCTCAATTTCGAAGCTGCAGGAGCATGCAGCACTGGTCTACAAAATTTTTTGCATTTCAGAAAGTAATGACGCCCGCGAGTGTGCAGCTCCGGGCGCCGTGGCGTGTCGTGACTGTGGAGAAACTAACGCATGAACAGTTTAACAACACACTACCGTCGCTCGCAACTGATTGCGCTTCCTGTACCGGGTGGAAAAGCGAAGGTGGAGTATTGCTATGCAGTAAATGTACCAGGTGACAGGGAAATTGTAACCCACAGCTTTGCAGAGTGGGCTGTGGGTGATTTCAACCGGCAGAAGGAGACAGTCCTTTGCGACAAGTTAACCGCTGGTTCAAAGATCACTACGGAGTGCCCGTCAGAGTCATTCGTTGGGAGCCGGAAACACAACGGGTTATCTACCTCCGCGAAGGCTATGAGCATGAATGCTTCAGTCCGCTCGAACAGTTTCGTCGTAAATTCAGGGAAATAGAGGTCGGTCATGAGCACTAAATTAACCGGCTATGTATGGGATGGTTGCGCTGCGTCAGGCATGAAATTATCCAGCGTGGCAATTATGGCCCGCCTGGCTGATTTCAGTAATGACGAAGGTGTGTGCTGGCCATCAATTGAAACCATTGCCCGTCAGATTGGCGCGGGGATGAGTACCGTCAGAACGGCTATCGCACGGCTGGAAGCAGAAGGCTGGTTAACGCGTAAGGCGCGTCGCCAGGGTAACCGCAATGCGTCGAATGTTTATCAGCTTAACGTTGCGAAGCTTCAGGCAGCGGCATTTTCTCAATTGTCAGATTCTGACCCGTCAAAATCTGACGCATCAAAATCTGACCCGTCAAAATTTGATGCGTCGAAATCTGGCAAAAAAGCGGGTTTTCACCCGTCAGAATCTGGCGGGGATCCGTCAGTAAAATCAAAACATGATCCGTCAGATAAAAAAACTTCTCGTCCGGACGCTTCGCAACCGGACACGCAGACGGCTGAACAGGAGTTTTTAACTCGCCATCCTGATGCGGTTGTATTCAGCCCTAAAAAGCGCCAGTGGGGAACGCAGGATGATTTGACCTGCGCACAGTGGCTCTGGAAAAAAATCATCGCCCTGTACGAGCAGGCCGCCGAATGTGACGGCGAGGTGGTTCGTCCCAAAGAACCGAACTGGACAGCCTGGGCAAACGAAATTCGCCTGATGTGTGTGCAGGATGGTCGTACTCACAAACAAATCTGCGAGATGTACAGCCGCGTCAGCCGCGATCCGTTCTGGTGCCGTAACGTGCTCAGCCCGTCGAAGCTGCGGGAAAAATGGGATGAGCTTTCCCTGCGCTTATCGCCGTCCGTCAGCACGTACACCGAAAAACGCGAAGACCCGTACTTCAAAGCCAGTTACGACAACGTGGACTACAGCCAGATCCCGGCAGGATTCAGGGGGTGATCATGAGTCTTTTGAATGAAGTTCAGAAATACATTGAAGCCCATCCGGGGTGTACTTCCGGAGACATTGCGGATGCTTTTGCAGGTTACTCACGGCAGCGCGTTCTGCAGTCAGCAAGCAAGTTACGTCAGAGTGGTCGTGTGGCTCACCGTTGTGAAGGGGATACACGCAGACATTTCCCGCGCCTGACTGAGAGAGCGCAGGAGGCGGAACCGCAACCAGTTCGTGAAACCAGACCTGTGCGCAATTTCTATGTCGGCACTAACGACCCGCGGGAGATTTTGTGCCTGACCCGCCAGGCGGAAGAACTGGAGTCCAGGGGCTTATACCGTCGTGCTGCAACGGTGTGGATGGCGGCATTCCGTGAAAGCCACTCCCAGCCAGAACGAAACAATTTTCTGGCGCGTCGTGAGCAGTGTTTACGGAAAAGCAGCAAGCGCGCTGTATCGAGTGATGAGTGGTATCTGTCAGGGAATTACGTGGGGGCTTAATGAGTAATAAATATTGCCAGGCGCTGGTGGAACTACGGAACAAACCAGCCCATGAACTGAAGGAAGTGGGCGATCAGTGGCGCACGCCGGATAACATTTTCTGGGGAATTAACACTCTGTTTGGCCCGTTTGTTCTGGATCTGTTTACTGACGGTGATAACGCCAAATGTACCGCGTATTACACGGCGGAAGACAATGCGCTGGCGCATGACTGGTCAGAACGTCTTGCGGAGCTTAAAGGTGCTGCCTTTGGTAATCCCCCATACAGCCGCGCCAGTCAGCATGAGGGGCAATACATCACCGGCATGCGTTACATCATGAAACATGCCAGTGCCATGCGTGATAAAGGCGGGCGCTATGTTTTCCTGATCAAAGCTGCCACCAGCGAAGTGTGGTGGCCGGAAGATGCAGATCATATTGCTTTTATTCGCGGGCGTATTGGTTTTGAACTGCCTGCCTGGTTTATCCCGAAAGATGAGAAG